CATACACTACGAGTATTCCATCCTTCAAATCAGCACCGTCTATTACGACAAATTCAGAGAGTCGGAAGGACTTCTCAAATTTGCGGGACGATATACCTTTATACGCATATTCGCGTGATGGTTGGTCCACCTCACCTTTGACTTTCAGTATGCCATCTTTAAGTTGGATATCAATATCCTCTTCCTTAAATCCTGCAACCGCAAGCTCGATGAGAAATTTTTCATCATCGATTTTCACAACGTTATGTGGTGGATAGTTATCGTTTCCAGACCTGGCACTTTGATGAATTCTTTCTAAGTCTTCAAATAAAGTATCAAATCCGACAAAAAGCGAACGCGGTACGTTCAAAGTATTTCTTACCATTTTTATTTCCTCCTATTAAATAGCAAGGTTGTGAGAACCGGCCCATTGCCGCATTCTTCAATTATATTTATAATAGCTTAGATGCTACTTTAAATAATTTGTGAAAATATACCAAGCATCATTCCTGCACTAAATATTGTTACATATAAAAGTAACTGTAATTGTTCATTTATCATTCTATTTCTTGGTATTAAATTTAATTTTTTTAAGTCTTTTACTAATCTTTTTCCTGTCATTCAGTTTTTTGGGTGTTTCCAATATTGTATTTTGGACAGAGCTCCCATTGAGATTTTTCCTTAAAGGGAATCACCTTAATTTGTCTTAAAGGAGCAATCTCTTTTGCAAGACTAGGGTTTACTATAGTTACGAGTCCCCAATCAGCTAATAAAGTTGCTATTGTATTTCTACGTTGTACATCGTTTTCTAATAAGTTAGATGGCTTTCCATCTAACAAAAAGAGCTCTTTGAAATGTGTAATAAAGTATCTGCCTTGTTTATGTAATATATGACAAGACTGGTATAGCTTTTGGTCCTTACGAGATGCTACGCCTATTCTCGTAAGTGTTTCTCTTATTTTAAGAAAATCGTCTGGTTCGTTGAGAGTAACTTCAAGCATACTGCTTGGAGTCCAATCTGTTATTTGTATGTTATCGTTTTCCACCTTTATAAATCCTTTGTTTCAATTGTTCAATTTGTTCATTACTCAATAATGATAATACAGATTTAGCCTTTTCATTACTATACCCATAATACTCTTTGATGAGTTCAAGATTGTCTATATCGCTAGGTTTAACCCATTTAGACCATCTTTTCTTCTTTCTTATTATATTTATAAAAAAATCGAATTGAACGCGATGGTCTAGGTGATGATATCGATTCATTTCGTTTGCATACAAAATAGTATCTTTAAAGAAAGATAATCCACGGTTAATTATAAATGGATTATATTCTTTCTCAGCAATATCGTCAACCATGATGTCTTTCTTAGTTTCATTAATTGCTTTTAGATATTCAAAGGGATTCATTAGCTAATAAACTCATTTTTAGTTTTGATATATTCTTCTGCAGAGGCTCTTGAATCAAAGGTTCTTTCTGCAACAATTACTTTTTCAGAATTGTATTTAACTGCTCTATATCTTTCAGTCTCAAATCCTTCATAATGCACTGTGACAATATGCCAATCATCTGCTTGTTCTTCTACTATTTTACCTCCAATAGGTACTGGTCTAAATGTCTTCATTTAAATTTTACTCCTGCCATAACTTCAGTTAAGCACGCAACCATATTAAGTTCATGGTCAGCAACAAAACTGTTTTTATATTGATAATCTGCCAAAATCAAAACAAGTTGTGGTATTGATTGTGGCTCTACGAAATCATTCATATTGTCATATAACTTACGAAACATTGCTGCTGGTTCTGTATCAATATTATCAGCAACCCATTGTCTCATCTTCTTAAAGTCTTTTACTTTTAATGCATTCATTAAACTATCAAGGCTCACATCAGATACATTGACTAATATTCCACTGTCAATCTTGCCAAAGTTAGAGTATCTTTGTAATTCGTTTAACGTTCTACGAAAGTCTGGAAAGTATTTAATAATAAGTTCAGCAAGAACTGCAGGGTCTGAATTAATACTTTCAATTGCAAGTATTTGTTGAACTCTTTGCATGAATTGACCTGCCAACGAATCTCTTTCTTTCTTTGGCATAGCAAATTCAATAACACTACATCTTGAATGTAATGGTTCAATTACTCTATTCTTAAAGTTACATGTTAAAATAAATCTACAATTAGCACTAAATTCTTCAATAAATCCACGAAGAGCAGGTTGGGTGGATTGGGGATTTAGATAGTCTGCTTCATCTAATATTACCACCTTGTATCCACCCGATAAGGAAACCGAGCTTGCAAATTGTTTTATTTTATTTCTAAGTGTATCGATGCCTGATTCTTCTGAACCATTAATAACGATATAGTCTAAGTCTAATTCATTACATAATGCTCTTGCAACAGTAGTTTTACCTGTACCTGCTGTACCTGTAAACATCATGTTTTGAAGTTCACCTTTACTTATGATATTTGTAAAGACTCTTTTTAAATCTAAAGATAGAATACAATCATCTATCTTTTGTGGTCGATATTTTTCAACCCAGAGAAATTCTTGCATTATAGTACCTCCCAACCTTCAACTGTATCTAATCTAAAAGACCTCCATGCGTTTTTATCTAATGACCAAACTGGAAATGCCTCCATTGAATTAGATGAATAATTGATAGTTGTTTCAACACCATTTGCTTTTAGAACTTTTGGGTTTAGAGTACAAGGCATGACTCTTAATTCGCCTGTATCTATCTTTCTAAAACTTACTGTGACTTGCCCTTTTTGTAAAGCCTCGAGCAATTTGGCTTTTTCATTGTTGTCCATAATATATCCTATAATAAAATTTGAGGGGACTTTCACCCCTCTAGTATTAACCTTCAGCTGAATCTTCTTCAACAGCTTCGACCTCAGGTACTTGACCTTCTGGTGTTTCGCCGTTTTTAGAAGCTGCGTTTAGAAACTTAACTGTTCTGTTTCTTAAACCGCCAACTGCTTCAAGCTCAGGGCCTTCAAATCCACCTCTTTTAGAACAAATATCAATTATTTGTACCATTGTAGCGATGTCTTGTAGACTTAACTGGACGCTTTCTTCAGCTTCAGTTTCAACGTTATTCACTTCTTCTGACATAATTTTCTCCTATGCATAGTTACGAAAATAAAAAGACCCGCCCCATGCGGCATCTTCCTTTCCTACAATATATTTATACATCGTAGCTTGAGTTTTTCTCAAGAGCGATAAAATAATCCACAGGATAATTACTATTTGTCCAATTAGAAATTAGCTTTGAAGAAATACTTACAAAGTAATCGCCTGGTAGTAATTTCATGTTTGGAATACTTATCACGAAATTAAATTCATTTTTACATGAATTGTCTTTATCTAATTCAATTTCAAATACATTTGAAGTAGCATCTCTTGTATCAAGTACTGTTGCTGTTATAACTCCATTTGTACCTTTAATTGAAAGTTCAGTATGACCTAATACTGCTGCAGCTTTACGAATTTGATTAAGTACATCTTCTTCGATATTAACTCCAACTTCGGGGTCAGGCATCTGAATGTCTTTTTGCGGAGTAGTTAAAATATCAGACTCACTAAAGAAATATCTTATCTTTTGCGAATTTGGTAGTTTACAACCGCCCACATTGTTTTTAATTAATACAGCTTTATCTTCAAATTCCAATGTTGGATTATTAATAAGACTTAATACAGATAAGAATTCGTTTAAATCATAAATTCCAAATTCTTTTGGAAAGTCTTCAACTATTTCTGCTGTAGCTAAAATTGTTTTAGACTCTGAAATTGTCTTAAGTTTTTGTCCTGGCTTAAAGACTAAGTTAGGATTAATTGTTGCGAAGTTTTTTAACACATTCAAGGTGTCATTTGATAGATTCATTATTTTCTCCATAATGTATTATTATACCATGTATTCAAGTAAATGTACATAGTTATTTTTCATTTGCTTTATCATGCTCATTTAAAGCGATAATAGCGTAATGTAAAACTTTTTGTAAATCTTTTCTATGGTCTGCAGTGGTTCCTTTTTTACCATAGCGTTGTGCATACTTAAGAATGTTACCTATTGCAAATCCAATTCCATGTCCACAATCAGATATAAACTCTGTGGATTGAAAGTTGTTTTTACTATAGTGACCATTATAAGTTACATCGATATATGCCTGGAGCTCTTTGATAAGAGCTCCTTCATTAAACTTATAGTTTATTTTATTATTTTTATTAAACATCTACATTCTCAGTT